CAGTGACGCAGTTGAAGCAATTAGTATCAACAACGTTGTAGAAGATCTCACACCACAACTTGGCGGTGACCTTGATGTAGACGACCGCACTATATTAAACAACGGCACCAATAGATACTTTGTTATTGGCGATGGCACACCAGCTAGAACTGACAGAGCAATTGGTCCTTGGTTAACTAGTGATTTCAGTTACGATGGTTCAGGACGTATTCGTCCAATTGGCAGTAGCAGTAGAATAACACTCAGCACTGACATTCCAAGCAGCAACGGCAATGGTAGAATACGCAACAATTATATTGAAACCAATCTAGACATGAACAGTTTCAATCTGCAGACAGTAGGCAATGGTCGTGGTATGATCAGCAACCATATAGCTCCAGAAATAACCAACACTGGTGGCACCGCTGTAGAACTTGCTCAATACACTGGTTTAAACATATTCGCTCCGTATGCCACTGGAGCCAATGTATCAATCACTGACAGCAAACAAATAATCATTGCCAATGGTGTTGAAGTTGGCACAAACAGCCCAGGCACCAACACCAACAGCACTGGTATTGAAATCAACACTGTTGGTGGAGCAATGACTCCAACTGGCAGTTTACGCAGTATACACAGCACAGACGCTAACGCATTAATGGAACATGCTGGACCAGTTAAGATTGGTGCTTACACATTGCCCATCACAGATGGTAGTAGTGGACAAGTTCTAACCACAGATGGTGCTGGCAACATTACATTCACAACTGTAAGCGGTGGAGGTGGATCGTTTAGTGGTGACCTAGCAGGCAATACTCTAACTGACAGCACACAAGCACTAACAACAATTGTAAACAAAAGTGCTAACCCACAAAGCAGAGCTGTAGGTTTAGCCAGCACCACACAAATGAGTGCTGCTGTAACAATTGGACAAAGTGACAATATCTCAGGCACTACCAAGACCTTTGAGATTGCCAGTGACATTCCTGCAGGCAGTGAGTTCCCACACTTTGATAGAGATGAATTGATCTTTGACACACGTGGCTTCTCGTATATTGGTGATGGTATGAATGGCGCACGAATAAACCTGCGTCATGGCAACAGTGACTTTGCTACAAATGGCCAAGGCAACATTGGCAGTATGTTGGCTTTCCAAATTGATGCTGGTGATAACCACAACGGCACCAACGACAATACTATTGAAAACATAACTGGGCAACGCATACGAGTTAGAGATGACTTTGATAGAACAAACCTTAACACAGCAATTGGGTTGGAACTCAGCTTGGACACCAATCTAAGTGATGCCAGCACATTTAGAAGTATCATCAGTCAAAACTCTAGTGCTAGATTAGAACACTGGGGTGAAGCACGTTTTAGCAGTGCTGGCGGTGTAAGACTTGCTGGTGGTGATAATGGACAGGTGAGAGTGATCAACAAGCTCAATCAAACCGCACCAATGGTTCAAAAGAATGTGGACAACAATCCAAGTTTTCAACCTATTGACAAAACTATTATTGATCAAAACCTCAGTGACGCCACTTATCTTACTGGGGAAACGGAACGTGGGTATTACACATCACACAACACAAGAGCAACTGTGGTTGAAAAGTTCCAAGCACCAACAGCAGGCAGCACCAGCACACCTCAAGTTGGATATGGTCTAGAAATGAGTAGACCAGTATACAACACAAACAGTGCTGTTACGTCATCAATTAACGACACATTGTTTAGTATGAATACTTTTGGAAGTAGTGGCTTCTGGCTCAGCAATGGATCTATAAACGTTCCAGCTAGACAAAGTATCAGCTTTGGTTTTCCAATCAACTTCCAACCAGGATTTGACAATCCATTTGTTGGTAGCACAGGTGGTGTAGCTGTCAACAACTTGCTAACTGAAAACGGACAAATGCCAACACGTATTGTGTTTAGTTACAACACAGGTGGTGTAACAAATTTTGATGCGATTAGTGACGCTGCTTGGACCAACACAGAAATGGGTGTGTATAACAGTGTATACGATAAGCTGTGGAGCTTTGGCTGTAGCTGGCAAATCAAAATGGAGTCAAGTATTCCAAGCAATGCTGCCAACGCAACTGTGGTAGTAAACAAAGCATTGCCACCAAGTGGTGTTATTGCTGCTTTCCCAGGTGATACAAATGGCTTTGTTCCACTGTATGCTAACACACCAAGCTGGATGAACACCAGCACTAGAGATCTAACAATGACACGCCCAGCAACTGGTAAAACATTTTATCGCTGGACCATAGAGTTCTCAGACTCAACAATATTTGTCAAAGATTGGGAGGAGTTTAACCTATCATGATTACTAAACGCATTGAAAACATCACCAGCGAAGATTACCCATGGATTATGGGTAACCTAGCAAAAGACTTTACAGTTGAAAGTCAAACTGTGGACAGCATTACAGCTACAGGTTCAGAGGAAATGTGGAACTTAACCAGCTTTCCCTCAACTGTATCAATTACAACAGTAGAATAATTATATTCTAGCCATACAGCACAACTATAAGGAGTTATAAAATGGCAGCAGCAACAGACTATTTAGAAGCAGAAGTCCTAGACCACGTACTAGGCAAAGGCACAAGAGACTTTACATCACCAGCAAACCTATACATTGGTTTGTTTACAACTGCAACAGGAGATGATGGCACAGGCACAGAAGTTGGCGCAGGCGTTAACTACGCACGTCAAAGTGTAGCATTTGATGCGGCAGCAACTGTCGCAGGCGTAACCACAGCCAGCAACAGTGCAGACGTTGAGTTTGGTCCAGCAACAGTATCAAACTGGGGCACAATCTCACACCTGGCAATTTTTGACGCAGTATCAGGTGGCAACATGTTATTCCAAGGCGCACTAAGTGTAGCAAAAACAATCACAGTGGATGACAGCCTACGCATTGGCACAGGCAACCTAACCATTGAACTACAATAATACCTAGGGGGGTGTAACAGCCCCCCATATCACCTGGAGAATTAAACAATGAGTCTTGAATATTATAATCCTAGCTTTTTAGAATTTGCTACACAAAAGTATTTCAGGAACCACGACCAGCAAAACAATCAAGTTTACGTTGCGCTGATCAGTGAAACTCCAGATGGACAAACTTTATTCAGTGGTAGACTTTGGGACAGTGAGTTTAACAGTCGTGCAGGATTGACTGCAGCCAACTACAGCAGATTTAATATCAGCAGCAACACTGTTAAGACCATAGTTGATGAACCTTACGAAATTCATTATGAAAATGACCAATACGTTGGAAGAGGCATCAACACAGATATAGTTTTTACTAATACCAGCAGTGAGTATTGGCCACCCTTGGTTGGTTGGGCATTGCTAAGTGACAATCCAGATTTAAGTTTGCTACCAACAGATGCTGACAGACAAGCTGCCTGGGAAAAAATATTAATTGCATTTCATAAAATTCCAAATTCGTCACCCTATAGGAGCACATCAGTCAACTATTATGGTGACACGATACCAAATGCAGGATATTTCTTTGGAAGAAGCTTATGGCCAGGTGACAGTATCCGTATTGAGTCAGATACGTTTGAAATGCGCTTTGGTGACGCAGCATCAGGTTATACTGAAGATATTATCAGTCACTGGGTAAAGAATGATTTGTTGAGAATGTTCTTTACAGGTGTTTACGAAACAGATGCCTTTGGTAACGAAGTCCCTTCTAACAACACAGGCACCATACAGTTGTATGCTACCTATTACAATGACTTTGGCTTTGAAAGCATTACACCTCAACCTGTATCAATGGAAATCATTGTCAGTGGTTATGACAGCGATGTACCATTAGTAACAGGCGACATACCAAGGTTTGATGATATAAAAATGCGCAATACAAATGTAGTCACCTTTCCACGTGAGTTAGCTTCATTCTCAGGAATCAATCTGTACAGAAACAGCAACAAAACAGACAAGATTGGCAACTTTAGAATGCAAGCAGAAAATACATACATAGATGTTAGTTATGTTGTTGAATTGCCTGTAGGACATATGCGCTTTTTCGTGACACCAGATACTTTTATTGGTTAGATTAACATTTAGGAAAAAAGGAAAACTGTGAACTATGGCACTATATGACACACGAGCAAGTAGATATTGGCTAACAGGCTACGCTGAAGAAGAGTACGCACTAGACGGACCAATAGCTGCGTTTAGCAAAACTTCTACAGCTTTTGTTGTGCCCATTGTGTTTGCTGATGCTAAACTAACAAGTCTGTTTAGCAGCACTGGTTCACCCAACAAGATAATACCTGGTGCTGCTGACCTCAGCGCACAGTTTGCTGCTGAAGTTGTTGGCATAGCACTACGCAATGCTTTCAGCAGCATTGGATTACAATTTGACATTAACGCTAGTGCGCAAGCATTGGTTATTAAACTTGCTGAAGCCAATCTCTCCAGCATCCATGCGCTAACTGTTATTCCAACAAAGGTTTTGATTGCTGATGCTGATCTTGATGGTGTGTTCAGCGAGAGCGTGTTGGCACTGCGTCAACCAAGAAGTGATTACAGAACAATACAAGTCATTGAAGAAGACAGAACCATCTTCGTTGACCAAGAGACACGCACATTGATTGTGCTAGAAGAAGATAGAACACTACACATCTACGGTGTATACTCGTAAAAGGAAAAAACTATGACCACAACATATACAGGCTACAAAAGTGATAGACAAGGGCAGTATATTGACAAGGACAGTGAGAGTACACTGGACTACAGCATTGATTGGAGTCGTTGGTTAAACAACGAAGACACCATCGCAGCCAGCAGCTGGACCATCAGCGCAGACGCAGACGACAGTGACCCAATCACAAGAAGCAGCGATGGGTTCACACCTACTATAACTAACATTACAGTATCTGGGGGAACAATCAATGAAGTATATCGCTTGTTTAACACTGTTACATTGAGCAGTGGACTAGTTGAAAGAAGAAGCTTCAGGATACTGGTGACTCAACGTGAGGTATAACACATGTCAGAAGACCAAGAACTACTGGAGCAATACAAACATTTGCTGCCAGATGATGAACACACTATACTAGAAGGCGAACCAAAAGATCCTGAAGGTGATGGTCGCCCAAGAAAAGAAATTGACGAAGCAGCAGTTATCAAGCTGGCTAAACTAGGTTGCACCAGTGATGAAATTGGACACATAGTTGGACTTGATGGCAGCAACATAAGACGAAGATATGGCCCTCTATTAAAGGCTGTCAAAAGTGAAACCAAAAGTGCCCTACGAAGAGCACAACTCAATAAAGCCTTTAATGGCGATACTGCTATGCTAATATGGCTAGGCAAGAACTGGTTAAAACAGAGTGACAGTGGAGAGCGACTCAGTGATGACAACCAGGTATTGCCATGGCAAGACTAGGCAGTAAAGAACTAGAACGTGATAAACAAATAGTCCAGGCACTTGTGCCACAACAACGACAACGGAGAATGCTATTGGCACTAAGCAAGCCACAACTATTGATAGGCAGCAGCGACAAACGCTTTAGGGTGTGTGTGGCAGGGCGCAGATTTGGCAAAACATATCTTGCCATCAGAGAGTTGGCACGTTTTGCTAGGATCCCAAATAGAACAGTTTTATATGTAGCACCTACCTACCGCCAAGCAAAACAAATTGTTTGGGAAGCACTCAAGTTAAAACTAGAAGCAGTTAACTGGGTCAAGAGTGTTAACGAAAGCGAACTCACCATCAAGTTGGTTAATGGCACAAAGATCATGCTGCGCAGCGCAGACGCAGGTGAAAGCATTCGTGGTATTGGCGCTGACTTTGTTGTGCTTGACGAAGTCCAAGACATCCACCCAGACATATGGTGGCAAGTGATTAGACCAGCACTAGCAGACCGTGAAGGACATGGTTTGTTGATTGGCACTCCTAAGGGTACTGGCAATATTCTATACGACTTGTGGTCAGAAGCAAAACAACTTGAAGATTGGGACAGTTGGCAGTTCACCACAGCAGCGGGTGGTAGAGTCACTGAGAAAGAATTAATCAGTGCTCGTGCCAGTATGGATTCAAGAACATATCGTCAAGAGTTTGAAGCAACATTTGAAACATATGCTGGTAGTGTGTACTACAACTTTGATCCAAAGTTGAATGTTATGGATCTTGATGATACAATCAAAAGTAGAAGTATTGTGATGGTTGGAAGCGACCAGAACGTGGACCCAATGACAGCAGTGATAGCACACGTCACAGACAATACTGTTTATGTACATGATGAGATTGTTATCTATGGCAGCAACACACAAGAATTGTGTGATGAGATACGCAATCGTTATGGCGACAAAAGAATACACATTCACCCTGATGCGAGTGGCAGTGCAAGAAAAACTTCAAGCAACACCACGGACCACAACATCATGCGCAACGCAGGGTTTACACTCAAAGTAAATAGAAGTCAACCAGCTGTAAGAGATAGAATCAACAGTGTGAATAGTATGCTGCTGAACTCACAAGGCGATCGTCGTATGGTAATTCACCCAAGATGTAAACGTCTAATAGAAGCATTAATCAAACATCAATACAAAGAAGGGACTCAAGTCCCTGATAAAAATTCTGGATATGACCACATCACAGACGCTCTTGGATACTTGGTAGAATTCAACTTTCCAGTAAGAGCAAAAGTATCAATACCAGCAGATCAGCCCCTAACATTTAGGTTAAGATAACGGGCTAATAAATATTACAAAGGATAGAAAGTCATGTATTTGGCAGATGAAGTAAACCACAAACACCCAGAATGGCAGCGACTACAAATACGCTGGCGTTTTTATCTTGAGTCATACCTAGGAGGTGATGACTACAAGCAAGGCATGTACCTAAACAAATACATGCTGGAAACCAACGACGAATATGAAAGACGCATTGCTGCCAGCGCTCTTGACAATCACGTGAGAAACACAACTCACATCTACAACAGTTTCTTGTTCAGTGATCCACCAGTTAGAAGACTGGGCACACTAGAGCGTGATCCTAGCTTGCAATATTTCTTAGAAGATGCTGACCTTGATGGTAGAAGCTTTACAAACTTTATGAGCTATGCTAACTTGATGAGCAGTGTGTTTGGTCATGTGTGGCTATTTGTTGATCGTCCAGAAAGCCAAGCAAACACTCGTGCTGAAGAACTAGCACAAGGCATTCGTCCATATGTGAGCTTGGTAACACCACAGTATGTGCAGGATTGGGAATATCGTCGCAGTGCCAGTGGTGTACCTGAACTGGTATACATGAAGATACTGGAATACAATGACTCAGATGAAACAGTGTACAGAGTATATACACCAGAAACAGTTGAGTTGGTGAGTGTGCGTGATGGTGACAACACTGCTCGCACAATTGAAAGTTATCCAAATGGCTTGGGCAAGATCCCAGCAGTTTGTTTGTATGCCAACAGAGGTCCAACCCGTGGTGTAGGTATTAGTGATGTAGCAGACATTGCTGACTTACAGAAAAACATATTCAACTTGTATAGTGAGTGGAGTCAGCTTGTTGAGTTGAACAACCACCCAAGTCTAGTTAAAACAGCAACCACAGACGCAAGTGCTGGTGCTGGTGCTATCATCACAATGGATGAGAACTTAGACCCTTCACTAAAGCCGTACTTGTTACAACCAAGCAGTAGCAACATTGATGGTATCAAAACCATTATTGAAGAAAACATCAGTGCCATTGATAGAATAGCACACCTAGGTGGCATTCGTGGCACAATAAGTTCAAGTACAAGTGGCATTGCTTTACAAGTTGAACGTCAATTGTTGAACAGTAAACTAACTGAGAAATCAGCCAACTTGGAATTAGCAGAAGAACAGATCTGGAGACTGTGGGCATTGTGGCAGGGCACAGTATGGGATGGTACTGTTGAATACCCAAGAACATACAACTTGCGTGATTCAAATGCTGACTTGGACTTCTACATCAAAGCACTAGGTGCTGGTGTTCCAAGCGATACATTTGAACGTGAAGTTCACAAGAATATCAGTAGACTGGTATTGAATGATGATGTGGTTAATACAATTGAAGCAGAAATTGATACTGCTGAACCAATGAGTTTATTGGCTGTAGATCCAGCTTATGAACCACACGAGATGGTGAATCCAAACACAGGTGAAGTGGTGGTTGCCACAACACAGGAACAACATCTCAACCTAGCGGCAAGAGGATATTTGCATCCTTGACGCCCTTTTTCAACTGCTATACAGCGGACTCGCTAAATAAGTGTAGCAATAACGGAGAACCAAATGACTGAAGATTTTCAGGTTGAAAGCACCACTGAAGCTGTTGCGGACGCACAAACTCAGGAAACAGTAGAGACGAAAGCCTTTACACAAGAGCAGCTAGACAAAATAGTTGCAGACAGGCTTACTCGCGAGCGTAACAAATGGGAAAAACAATACGAAGGTGTTGACCCAAATCGTTTTCGTGAGTTGGCACAAGAAGAAGAAAACCGCAGAATAGAGGCAATGAAAAAGCGTGAAGAGTTTGATACAATTTTAAAAGAAACTGTGTCAAAGAAAGACCAACAATTGGAAACACTGCGCAGCGAGATACACAGTATCAAAGTTGAAGGCAGTTTGCTAAATGAAGCAAGCCGCAACAACGCAATCAATCCAAATCAAGTTGTTCAATTACTTCGCGGTCAAGTAAAATTAAATGAAGCAGGCAATGTAGAAATTGTTGACGACCAAGGCCAGGTCCGCTACAAAGAATCAGGTGATCCTTTTGGTGTACAAGATCTTGTTAGTGATTTCTTACAAAGCAACGCACATTTCGTGAACGCAAACTCTAGCGGCAGCGGTATTAGCAGCAAAACACAACCTCTAGGAGATACAAATATCAAGTTGGAAGACTTGGATATGACTAATCCTAAACACAGAGAGTTGTATAAAAAATATCGTAGTCAGACATAAGGAGTTATTAAAATGGCTAACACAACAGGAATTAACAACGAGCTTTACAGCAATCTCGTAACAGCAGCCCAATTTGCGGCATATGAACAATCAGTAGCACGCCAAATGGCAACACTATTTGACGCACCACTAAACAGTGGTAAAGTTCTACAAGTTCCAGTATGGAGCGCAATCACTGCTGAAAACATCACAAACGAAGCAGCAGCAAACGCAGCAGCTACAAACACTACAAGCGCAACAATTACTCTAACAGAGCACGTTGTATACCACCAGATCACAGACATGCTGCGTGATAGCGCAACATCAAACGTGATCGCACAATTGGGTGACCAATCAGGTCGTGCTATCGCAGAATCAATGGACACAGAGTTCTTCTCTGAGTTCTCAAACCTAAGTGGTGCGACAACAGCAATCGCAGTAGCAAGCTTTGGCAAAGACGACATCATGGATCGTGTTGCTACACTACGTGGTAACAAAATCACTGGTCCATTCTACGCAGTACTACACCCAACAGCGGCAAACCAAATCAAAAAATCATTGACAGCAACTGACAGCTACACAGCTTCAGGCGCAGTAGCAGACAACATCCTAAGCAATTACTTTGTTGGTCAGCTAGCTGGTTGCCGCATTATTGAATCAGCATTGGTTCCATACGATTCAGGTACAGGCGTAGCAACATGTGCTGTATTTGCTCCAAGTGCTATTGGTCATGCAATGCGTGGCGCAGTAAACCTAGAAGCAGACCGCAACGCACCATCACGTGCTACAGACGTTGTTATGACTGGTGTAGCAGGCGCAAGCGTACTACAAGCCGCACACGGCGTTATCATGAATGTTGATTTGGTAGCGTAAGAACCGTTTAATACAGTTCAAGGGGCAGCTCTAGGGCTGCTCCATTTAACAGGAAAAAGCCATGCTAACAATTGAAAATATTCAAGAATATATGCCTGACGTATTGGACTATGGTATCATTGATTTTGAACCATATTTTGCCAAGAGTCGTGCTGATATTGTTCGCTTGCTAAACATCAAATGGTGGCCAATTCGCAGCAAACAACGCTACGACATTACCATCCGCGGGTATTACAGTGAGTTTGACGATACGTTAATCACAGACAGTCAATTCACAAGAGCAGCAGTGTTTCACTGTCTTGCTTATTATGTACTACCAGCACTAAGTCAGTTTGATCCAGCAAGTGATAGGTTTCGCGAAATGATGGCATACTACAAAGAGCGTTTTGAAGAAGAGTTTGATCTCATCTTACAGGATGGCGTTGAGTATGACATGGATGATGATGGAGAAATCAGCGATGCTGAACAAGTTCCAACACATCGTGGGAAACTAATACGATGACAGCACCAAACCGCAGAGAAGCCATAGCAGTTGAATTGGTTAAGTTGCTCAAAAACATCAGGGAGCCTAGGCCTCCTTTTGTGAGTCGCGAGCCAGTAACGCCAACTAAGTTGAGTGCGCAACAGTTGCCAGCAATTGTTGTTAGTACAGGAAATGAACTTCGTGAAGACGTTTCACAAGGACCCAGCCGTACACGTAGGTGTATAATCAACTTTACACTTGACTGCTATACAAAAGGTCAACCTGTGGATACTGCTATCAACAGTTTGATAGAAAGCATTGAAGCTGAACTGGAAACAGACAGAACATTAGCTGGCACTTGTCAAAGTGTTCAGCTAACTGAAATCAATGCTGACAGTGGCAGGGAGCCACCTATGGGTGAGTTTGCTGTTACAGTCAGTGTAGAATATAACTATTCAAGGGGCAATCCATGATCAATAAAATTAAAAAATTGTGGCAGAAGCTTTTTCCTAATAAAACGGACCAAGAGGTTCGTGTCACGCTAAAACCAATTAAAAGGAGCAAATCATGACAACTATGACAGGTCAAAACGGTGTCGTGTCTGTTGGCGGATCAAACATCGCAGAAGTACGTGGGTTCACACTGGACCAAACAAGCGATACTATTGATGCCAGCGCAATGGGCGATACTTACAGAGAATACAAAACAGGTATGATTGATGCTAGTGGATCAATGGATCTATTGTTTGATACAACACACAGCACAGATATTGTTGCTGATATGATTACACAAGCAACGGTAGCAGTTGTACTTTACCCAGGTGGAGACACAGCAGGTTTACAAAGCATCAGCTTTAACGCACTGCTAACAGGTTTCAATATGGAATCTACAATGGACGACATGGTATCAGCAAGTGCTACATTCCAGGTAACTGGTGCTGTAACATACGCAACCATCACTTAACAATATTAGGGCATTCGTGCCCTAATATACCACAACGCAATGGAGATTTAAAA